CAACTTCTTGTTCCATCGATTCATTCATAATCGGCTTTTCCACCGGCTTTTCTACAGGTTTTTCGGCAGGCTTTTCCACAGGCTTTAACGGAACATTTCTTGGAACGATTTTAGGAACTTCTACTTCCTCTGGACCATCCACTTCTACTGAAAAGTCTGGCTGTTCCATCCTTCTCTTTCCTCACAAAAAAGAACTTGTGTTTTTTCGATCTGCCAATATTCTTTGTATGGAATACATGTCGATCGAGGTCGTCAAACCTGTTATCAAATGGGTCGGAGGCAAAACACAAATTTTGGATACCGTTCTTTCTACCTTTCCTCCTACCATGCATAATTATTACGAACCATTTCTTGGAGGGGGAAGTGTATTATTAGGTCTTTTATCCTATTGTCAAGAAGGTAAAATTACCATATCCGGTAGAATCTATGCGAGTGATCTAAATGCGAATCTGATCGGATTGTATCAAACGATCCAACGCGACCCTGAAACATTGATCGCTGAAGTCCATACATTGATCAATGAATTTACACGTTGTGAAGATGGAGAAGTAAATCGATCTCCACAAACGATCTCACAAGCATTAACATCTCGTGAATCCTATTATTTTTGGATCCGATCCCATTTTAACGCATTAACAAAAGAACAACGAATGACTCCCAAGGGATCGGCGATGTTACTTTTCTTAAATAAAACCTGCTTTCGAGGGATGTATCGTGAAGGACCGCATGGTTTCAATGTTCCTTATGGAAATTATGTTAATATCGGAATTATGAATGAAGAACATATTCGTACTGTTTCACAATTAATCCAACGAGTCATTTTTCAAGTTCGACCTTTTATGGAAGCACTGGAACAAGTACGTCCAGGTGATTTTATGTATCTCGATCCACCCTATGCCCCTGAAACAGGTACATCTTTTGTTGGATATACTTCCGAGGGCTTCGGATTAGAACAGCATGAAGCTCTCTTTACACGATGCCAGGCTCTTGCGCAAATGGGATGCTCCTGGCTTATGAGTAATGCGGATGTACCTGTTGTACGTGATAACTTTCCTCCTCCTTATATCACACGCGTTCTTACATGTCGTCGTTCCATTAACTCAAAAAAACCAGATGCTAAAACAAACGAGGTTCTTATTGCGACAAATCAAATATAAGAATTTTCTAGATCAATAACAATGGATTCACCACAGAATCATATTTGGGGGCCTGAACTTTGGTTTCTTCTTCATTCTTCCGCAGAACGATTTGGTCGCCCCTTATCAAAACGTTTACCAAATGATGAACAACGAATATGGTCAGGACTTCTTCGAAGTTTACAATATACACTCCCCTGTCCCCTTTGTAAAAAGCATTATACCGAATATCTGAAAAAATATCCAATTGTATTTACACAAGAGGGAGTCCGATTATGGTTATATCGTCTTCATTCTGAAGTCAATCAACGAAATAATAAACCAAATCTGACCATGGATGAACTTTCAGAAATATATGGAAAACCATTTCAATTTACGAAACATTATCCCACAGTATTCAAACAAATGATGATGGCTCTTCGTCTGGGTTGGTCCACACGAGAAGACATTCAACGTACTGCACGATTTTTTGAAGAACTTATGCGATATTATGATTTTTTTTAAGAATATAACGTCATATTGGACCATTTCTTCATAAAGTTAAGACTAGAAGACTCTACCAAAAGTCCGTTTGCCCAGATACCATAATTCATGCGAATGTCTTTATTTTCCAGGGCCATATGCCAAATGGTATACATTCCTTCTGATGTCCATGGCTCTGCGCGTTCGTCTACACATGCGATTAATCGATACTTATTTTCAGTAACAAAGATATCACCCAGTTGCTCCTTAGTCTGTGTTCGTTGTTCATCTGTCAACGAAAGAGTAAGGATAGAATGACACCCCGTAATATACAGCTCCTCTGTGAGTTCAGGATATTTCGAGGGTGAGCATCGATAAAGACGACTCTGAATGCGTTCATCATGCCCTGGATTATGAAATGGTGCTTTTCCAATCAATGACACCGCTTTATATCCATTCGCCGATGTTTTTACCAGCATTCCTGGCTTAATGGTTTCAATAGGAAGATATACATCATTTCCATCCACATGACATAAAATCTTGGATCCTTCCAAGAAACAGGGGATATTCGGATACAGATAATAGACTCCATCCGAGTTTAATGTATTTCCTGATACATAGACGGAACTCTGGGAGGAAGAACCTGTACTATTGGATGTAATTTTCCAACTGCTGAATCCGCCAGTGGTCGCCACGGTATAGGTGCTACTGCTACCAATCGAATTGGTTCCTGCGAGGGCATCCGCTTGAGTGGGATAATAGACAATATCAGGGGCAGGATAGAGAAAGTAGGTTCCGCCTGTGGCTAATGTGGTACCCGACGCATAGATCGTACCTTGAGGTGACGTACCCGTGCTACTCGAGTGAATCAACCAATGACTTATACTGCCTATGGTGTTCAATGTATATGACGTTGTTGAATTACTAAGTTGATTGATATCGTAATGTAGATCATTCAGTGATCCATAATACACTAAGAAAGCAGGATACAAATAATACTGCCCAAACCCATCACCAGAAGTATAACCATCCGTTGGCAAATCCTCTCCTAGTGTATAGGGTGTGCTATTATATCCTGTACTAATGGTATTGGTCGGATCCACCATCCAGGCAGCATAAGTCTCTGGAAAACCACCAGGGTCTTGAGACAGATTTCGAACATAGAATGCACTTGATTGATAGATCAGATTGGTGATATTTTGCGCATCGATTTGTGTTGGAAAATAGTTCATCGACTGAGGGGTAAATGGCAGACCTACTGGTTCTGCGGTTTCACTCATTGGACCAATCAATAGACGTGGTTCTGTTCCCACTGTTCTGTGCGGAGTGCCTTCATTAAATACAAATCCTGTATTCGCACTAATAAGATACGATGTATCGCCTACAATAAATTGACCTGTACTACTTGTTACATAAACAAGGATGGTTTTTGTAAACTCATTCGATCCTGTATCTACATGTTCTACCGTATCACCTTCCATCCATCTCATCGGAAGGCGAGACACATTGGTAAGATCCACTCCAAGAGGCACTAACGCAGCACGAATGGAATCTGTGAGTTCAATCGAAAAATGACCAGTTCGACGATTTTTAGTATCAAGTACTTCAGGATGATGATTCAAATAATCAAGATCTTCATATGATAAAACATTTCGGTAGAGTAATGTCATATCTAGAAACATTAGACATTTAATTTTTTACATGTTTAATGTAGCTATATCATTTACGCATACTTCTAGGCAGAAGGGTCCTGTTTCATAGAAACGTATACTCTGCCTAACTAGGCAGAATGGTCCACAATACAGGCCATTGGCTTGTCTGATGTAGCACTCGCAGGTAAAATACGATTGGAAATACCAAACAAATCCGCTAGGCGCCCTGCGCTTGGTTTACTCAGCATATTATACCAACCATATCCAAGTGCTCCAAATGCGATTAGTCCAATGACGAGACCCACCGTTGGTTCGCACCCAGCATACACACGAAATCCAATACAGATTAATCCAAAAACAATAATGGATGCAATTGCCAATACTGCATGAGACGTGCGGTTTGATACCTTGGTCGGATCCGCGCCATCTTCCACGGGTTGTTTATACAATGCGATCGCATTGGTCAGCATGTATCCTAGGAAGAAACAGATCATCGCATACGATGTGGTACAGAAGATCGATGTATTTTCTACTTTGGATGGATTAGTCATGGTAGAATAAGGAATCACAACTTTACAAATATCGGATGTTTTGGCTTTGAACATATCCAAATCGAACGTAGCAACAAGATAATCTGCGATTTTATTTAAGATTCCAGAAGCAATAGGGGTAGCAATCATAAACCCCGCTAGAAAAAACATCATTGCATAATTGGCGGTAAAGAGACCCAAAATAACCATGGCTCCTGCGAGAGTGATCGGCAAGGTTCGCATACCACCGTACAGGAAAACATGAAGGTCTGATATAATCCCTCGTAAGGAATCCATTCTATTTACATCTTATTTTATTTGTATTACACCGATGCGCAGATATAGATATTATTTGGATTTCCATTACAATCTGTACCTTTTGATGATAATACAGGCAATCCTAGAAAATTCATAGACTCTTGTCCAAAGATCATCTTATTCAGATAGAAAAAGAGATATCCTACCATAACTGCCAGACCTGTCGCCATAATAATTTCACCCAATGTATCATCGCATCCAGATAAGAATAGACGAGCTAAAATAAAGGTAAGAACAATAAGCCCCATGAAGGTATAAGCAATCGTGCTACGTGTCTTCCAATTCTCACCCATCGATGTCAGAACCGCAGAGAACTCATTGGTAGCAAATCCAAGATAGGTGGCCATGGATACCATGGAGAAGATACCATAAGATGGATAAGGATCATGATTAAACATGCGACTGACATCCATTTGAGGGGTTTTGTACCCTGCTCGGCAGGCAATTGGCTTTTGCGTATCCGGAGACCCAACCGTTTGTGAAACGAGCCACGCAATCAAGCGATGACTTATCGTCAATTCAATGATAAATGCGGAAAAGATTCCATACGCTATATTTTGGGTCAAAAAATATAAAACAAGTGAACCAAACAAAACTGAATCGGGCATTAAGTTATACATTTCGGCAATGGTTCCCACAACAGTACCACCAATTAATTCTTTTATTTTTGGAACCCAATCAAATGATGAGCCTGTGTTTGCTGCATTTGATTTCGCATTGGTTGCCATCTCTATTCCCGTATGACATAAAGAATCGTCGTGCTATTTATAATAATATGGGTATCCCATCGTATTATAAAAAATTAGTAACTGTCCTTCCCAGTCTCATTAAACGAAGTCATCCTGATGGAAACATTGATTGGCTGTTTATGGATTTTAATTGTCTAATTTATCACTGTCTTCATCGTGCGGATACTCCCGCTTATCCAGGAGATCATCAAAAAGAGGACTGGGAATCACAATTTATCGAGTGTATTGTACGATATTGTTTGAAAGTGATTCGTCAAGTGGATCCGAAAGTGGGTGTCTTACTCGCCATTGATGGTGTTGTTCCCATGGCCAAAATGCGTCAGCAACGTCTTCGTCGTTTTAAATCCGTATGGCTCCAGACACAAGAAAAGAAAGGCGAAGTCAAATGGGATACCAATGCGATTACACCTGGAACGCTCTTTATGAAAAAACTACACACCGGTCTTGAGAAAATGATTCGAGAGAAAGGAAAAGGAACCTGGCGATTAAGTTCCAGTGATGAACCAGGTGAAGGTGAGCATAAAATCACAGCCGCGTGGCGAGCAGGGCAGTTTACAGGACCGGTTGCGGTATATGGATTGGATGCAGATTTAATCGTTTTGTCTCTTCTCGGACAACTTACTCTACAACAACCAGTTTGGCTTTTCCGTGAAGAAATTGAAATGGGAAAGATTGCGTATGATGAGACAGGTGAAGAACACATGGAATGGTTTTCAATCGATACCTTACGTGAATGGATTACAAAAGGTGCTCATGATAAACACTCTTTTCTTCTTGATTATGGATTTGCTATGTCCATTCTTGGCAATGATTTTCTACCTTCTTCACTTGGTCTTAAAATGCGAGATGATGGTCATAACGAACTCCTTACGATTCTCAATGATATGCATAGCAAGCATATTCCATTAATTTATCCCACTACCCAAGAGATCTCACTCGAAGGCCTCCATGGTCTATTTCAAGTATTATCTGGAAAAGAAGAACAGCGAATTCAGCGAAGCATCGGTAAAAAACAAATGTTTGCCCGAGGAGCCGAACAGACTGGGCTTGGCGAGAATAACTGGCCCCTTCATCATGTTGAAGAAGAAGTATTATTGGATTCACAAAAGCGAGCTTTAGCGCCTAACTGGAAAGAAAAATACAAGACACTCTTTTCGGGTTATTCACGTTCAATTGAACAATATTTGTATGGAATTCAGTGGATTTGGGCATATTATACGGGTAAAATGGATCAAATCTGTTATAATTGGTATTATCCATTTTCTCTACCCCCTCTATGGGAATCATTGCGGGAAGCTCCTCTTCCATCGTTTCCTAATTCAGTAATGGTTCGTGCACAAGATATTCGACCCGTGGAACAACTCGCCTTGGTGCTCCCTCTTGAAAGTTGGTCATTGATTCCACCCTGTAAAGAGCGCAAATTCCCTTCCCTGGCACCACAGTTTTATCCGTCTGTCTATTCCTTTGAATCTATGGGAAAACGATTCTTCTGGGAGTGTGAGTCCATGATTCCTCTTCCTAGCATTTATGAGCTGAAACAAATTGTTTCGTAAAGATGGGTGTAGTAAGAAGAGCTAGCTCTTCAAAATCTTGTTTTACTTCATAATATCCCTCACCCTCAGGACGATATTCTTGTTCTTCTTTTACAATTTCTTCTGATTCACGAAGAAGATTGAGAAGAAGTATAGTTTCGTATTGACTACTTTCTATGGATTCAATACGAAGCTTTTCTATGAATTGTTGATGATATCCAAGCTCCGTACGAGGAAATGGAATCTTCTTTTCAACAAGTTTAATATAATTACGTGTTCGGAGCCGGCAATTCAATCGTACAACAAATGGACGAATAATCATTTTGGCATAATAATCACAACGATGGTCCAGCGCAGACTCCATAACTTCTAATTCAAGGCGTCGATATTGATTGGTATTTGGATAGTATAGTGTATGAGGAAGAAGAAAGTAATAGATTTCCATGTTCTCATCGTCTAATACAATTGTAATACATTGATTTTTATTCCATAATGTTTCAATTACGTCCATTGATATTGTGGATAGATTTTTACTATGTATGGTATCCTCAAACGTAACAAATGGAAGCTGTGGGGTAATAAGATGTACACGTGGGATATATCGATACGCAAGAATCATGGTTGATAGATACATAATATGTCATAAACTTCAATTTTTAGATACAAATGAGCAACAAGTTGATTCTACTTTATCGACAATTTCTACTTCTACTTTTTTTACTGCTTGAAGACCATGTGATACAGAAATCATAATATCGATTGTCGAATCGACGATTTCGTTAAATATAGCAATGATCTTCTCTTTTAATGCTTCATCTGAGATGACATCGTTCAAAATCTTTTGAATCACATCTATGACTACTACTTTCTTATCCGCACCTGATAGACTCGTTTTAGTGGCTGAAATTGCTTCTACTAAAGTAATCACTTCACCAATGATTTTAGATACCGTGACTACAATATTTGTAGTCGGAGCATCCATAATTGTCTTAATAATCTCTTTTGCGTCATCATACAATAATGTAACTGCTTTCTCTTGTTCTGCTGTAAGAACAGACGGAACGACATTTATCGGACTCACCGAACCATTTGAAGCTGAAGTACAACTTACAGGAGAATCGGACATTCCTACTTTCGTTTAGAAAATGTTCTACGTTTACGCGTTTTTCTCTTTCCACCAAGAAAGACGGGAGGACCTGATTTTGAATCTTCTTTCGCTCTCTTATTTTCTCTTTCTTGACGTTTCTTCTCATATTCTTTAATTTGTTCATTTCGTTTTGATTTCTGTAGATTTTTTAATGTATTTTTAAAAAAAGATCCAACCACGCCATATTTCTTTTCAGATGATTTCTTTCGATGATGAGGGATAAACGATGATGACATGATTCTACTTTTTCTTAGAAAAAGATTCAGATGACCAATCATCATAAGAAAACAAAATAATCGCAATAAAAGCCAATACGAGCGCAAGTTGTTTAATTGGTGTTACTTTTTCTTTAAAATACAACAATCCAGTTGCCGTAACGAGTACATCACTAATCAGATCCCAAAGAATATTCATCACCGTCATGGTTTCGTAATGTAACGAACGTAAGAAGATTGCGGGTTGAAGTCCATAAAGAAACATACCCAACGGAACATAATACGACGATAAATCGCCCAATGAATAATCTTTCATCCATCCCAGTACTACCACATCAATAAATGCCATAAATGTGGCATATCCAAGTGAAATGAACTTGAACATCTACTATTTGCGTAACAAATGATATAAACGATTATCATGAAGAGGATAGATGGGGAACAACCAGTCTGCGGTCGATCCTGTACATGTTCGCATGTATTCCAATATGATTCAAATTAAAGATCCATCTAGGCGCATTCAAATTATTAATACCTGTATGGCATCTATGGAATATGTTAATTCGGCCAAACGATGTGGGATCTATAGCTATCTTCTTCATTACCTATCCACTGTTCAAGCGGGAGGACAACCACCATTACTTCCGGGAGAACAACCAATTCAACCATCGCACGCATCCGCCTATCCTTCTCAACAACCTGCTCTTCCTCGCAGTGTACAGCCCAATTTTGTAGCAGGAATCGGGGCAACTCATCCATCCTTGCTGAATGCTCCTAATGCATCAACCTATCAACAACCTGCGCAACAGCCAACACGTTCTTATGGTCAACAACAGCTTACTGTTCATCAATCCACTGAACCTAGCTGGAAAGTCATTACCGAAACACCAAAACAAAAAGCGATCTCTTACTTTGCGTCATGTCTTGAAGTACTCAATATTCAAGAAGAAGTTGCCCTTACTGAAGAATCTCTTAAATTGGCCTATAAGAAAATGGCATTGAGATCTCATCCTGATAAGGGTGGTTCAGAAGAATACTTTGAAGCCGTTACTCGTGCCTATGCCTACTTGGCCGAAATTCTCAAATTCATGAAAGGCGGTAAACGAGATACAGGAGCACGTGTCGATGCGAGTCACATGTCCCAGGCCCAACAAAGTCGAGAGGCCGAAGCCAAGAAATGGGATTATGGCGGTGAACCAGTTCGTCTCAATGCGAAGAATCTTGATATGAATGCCTTCAATAAATTGTTCGAACAAACTCATATGCCCGATCCTGATTCCGATGGATATGGTGATTGGCTCAAATCAGGTGATTCTCAAAGTAGTGGACAGAAATTCAAAGGAGAATTCAATCGTGATGTATTCAACCGCATGTTTGAAGATGAAGCCCGCAAAGGTTCGAAACCATCCAGCGCACTCATGGTTCATCCAGGTCAAATGGCACTCACGCTCAATCCTACCAGCGGAGTGGACCTCGTTGGTGAACGTCCTGATAGTTATACGGCGGCTCCCAATTCACGTTTTCAATTCACAGATCTTCGTGGTGCCTATACCTCTGAATCCACCATTTCTGATAAAGTGGCAAACGTAGCGGTTCATGATCGAACTTTTGAACAATACCGTGCTTCCCGTGAAAAAGCTCCTGAACAATTCAACCAATCTGAACTTCATAGTATTCGTGATTTTGAGAATCGTCAAGCACAGGCAGATGAAATGCGTGAACGACGACGCGCGGAAATGCATATGAAAAACCAGCAATATCATGATCGCATGAAACAGATGGTTATTACCGATGGAGTAGATTTAAACCAGAAAAAAATTGGTTACTAATCTTCAATATGATGATATCTTGTTCCACCTCGTTGTGCTTCCTTCAGACCATCATGACATACCATATACAACCACTTTCCACCGGTTGCTTGAAGATTTACTTTGTATACTTTTTGATTCGTACAGTGTACCATGAAATAGTATTCACCTTTTTCTGATGTCATATCAATACTCATAATGGATGAAATAGGGATGGTTGTATCATTTAACGTGATCCATTGTGCTCCATTCGGGGTTGCCATTCTAGTGATGTCTCAGATTTGTCCTACCTAAATCATTTCACAGTATCAGTAACATATATGGAGGAGGCACTTACAACATTAGGGTTTTCTTCTATGGATGAGGTCACATCCGACACATTGAAGAAAGCCTTCAAGACCGCAGTGGTCAATTCACATCCTGACAAAGGTGGTTCAGAGAATGATTTCGAGGCGATTTTAGCATCCTATGTTCATCTTTCTACTACATTAAAACGCATGACGGGTGGGCGTGATGGATTCCGAGTTCTGAATGTATTTGATGTTCGGCAAGCTCGCGACGAACAATTTACTAACGAATTGAATAACCTCGTGAGTGATGTATTTGATCATGTAGATTCAACCGATCATTCCGCATTTTTAAAAGACTTTAATGAGCAATTTGAAAAAGCGCATGTACGTGAAAATGAACGTGGATATGAGGATTGGCTTCGTTCCCATGAGGAAGAAAAAGAATCGGTTCCGATTGAAGTGGATGTAACTCAGTGGAATCAAATGTTTGAATCGAATGTAAAACTTGGAAAACCTGAACCCACTTCATTGATCCTTCATCCCGATCAAATGGCATTTGTATCCGGTTCCACTCGCGGAGCATCGATTATTCCCTCCACGGGTCATTCTTTTACATCGGAACCTGAAGAACGTCCTGAATATACTGATCTTCACGATGCCTATACTTCCGAGAGTACGGTCTTTGATAAAGTACCTGTTTATCAAGAGAACATACGAACATTTGAAGATCTTCTCAAAGAACGCGATATGGTTTATACGACCGAGTTAGATCGTGATCTAGAAGCCATTGCTGCATATGAGAAACGTAAACAACAGGAAGAAGCTGAACACAAACAGAGAATTGAGGAATATTTCAAAGGTACTGCTTCTAGTGTATGGGCATTACGAGGGGCTACATCCAAATCCTTCGTAAAAGAATTCAAATGAAGTGATAGGGTGACATGGGTCCATTTGAAATTCTTCTTTTGATTCTTGTCTTATTATTGACAGTGGCATTCATCTATGCCTTCTTTTTCTCTAAAGACCTTATCAAAAATAATCCATTCCTTGATAAACATCTTCTAGAAAAAGGAATGGAAAAACCAGTGATCTGGTTATATTATGACACATCCGATGTCAACTCGCGTGAATGGTTAGATTTTGGTAGCCGTTCTACCCGTGCTTTAAACATTCCTTTCTTAAACCTTTGCTACGAATCGATCGTTCATCAAAATAAAGATCTGTATCGTATCGAAGTGATTGGTGGATTAGCAGGTGCTGCTGAGTTATTAGGAGGATGGGAGCAACTTCCTCCCGGATTACGCGATCCGATCTCTCCTGTTAATGAGGCTGAACTCAACTATTTACGTACCGCAATTCTTGCCAAATACGGTGGTCTATGGCTAGAACCGTATTGTGTATGTCTTAAACCATTTGGCAAATTGCCTGAAGATAAAACCGTCTTTTTCGGAACCGATTTGGATGAAAGTTATGCTGGTACCGCAGGAACAAACGTCCCTGGATTTCGTGCCATTTGGACTCCAAAGGCGAATCATCCCATGTTTACCGAATGGGCATCCGTTTGCTATGAGCGTGTGGCTAAAAAGCGCGGAGGCGAACAGATTCGTGGTGATGTGAAATGGGATTTTGTTCGTTTTACAAATGAATATGTTCAAACTGGTCTCGTCGTTGATCCAGCTGCCGAGGGCATGCGCAAAAAGAATGGTAAGCGTATTCAATTAGAAGATTTATTAGCGTCCACAGATGGTAAATTACCATTTGACCTCTGTAGCTATACTACATATGTTCCATTTCCATGGAGAGAACTAACCGATCGTGAAATGTTTGGCTGGTTCTTACGTATGAGTGAGGCGCAAATTATGGACTCTGATTTGGCCGTAAAATATCTACTTGTAAAATCACTAAAGGCTTAATGTGAAGTTGTCTGTGTCTCTCTCAATGTTTTATCAATTACATTTTGTAATGCTAACATACTTGTATTTCCTTTACAATATGAAATCCAAGAATGAATTAAAAACTTATGAATCATAATATTATCTTGAAACTGATTATTTCCAAATAGTTGATTAATCACTTGAAAGCTTTCCAATGTATCTTCATATGCATATCCTCTTTTCCAAATATGAATTAAACTTTTGATCGCAGTCACTGTATCATTCGATGACATGGCGTTTAGCAATGGAATGAAATCCATATAGATAGGTGAAGAACAAAGCATACGTACACGTTGAATCGTGAGTGGTTCTTTACTTGTATAATGTACATCACGAATCAACTTAAGAAGTCGCATAAGATCACTGCTGTTATTACCTGCCAAGTTAATAACCCAACTCCACATATCATCTGTAAATTGTTCTACAGGCATTCCTACACTGGTAATAAAATGATCGCGATAAAGAATGGTATCCAATGGATTCATTGATATATGAATACAGCGTGAACGCAATGCAGGAATTAAATCCTCTTCCGATGTACCAATAAAAATAAATCGTGTGATATGTGAATATGACTCCATTGGACGTCTCAGTGCTTGTTGCGAAATATGAGGAAATGTATCTACATCATCTACTACAACCCATCTGTAAATTCCCTTTCCCAATGACATTTGACGAATAAAGAGGCTAACTTGTCCTCGAATGGTTTGAATTCCACGATCTTGATCTGGTCCTAATAACATACATTCATCAATGGATTCTACTCCCCATAAATGAGATTGAGGACGTTGTTTTGTCTTAGCATATAGTTGTAACCATTCACGTATTAATGTTGTTTTACCACAACCTGCCGATCCTGTAAGAAAAAGATGACTTGGCGAATCTACTTGTTGAATACACTCTTTCCAGACTGAATCTTGACCGACTAATGAGGTCATTACTCGTCCTTCTTCTCTAGACTTTAGATTGCCCACTCTCTTCTGGAACGGCCTAAACAAAACGTATTACTACCTGTTAAACGGAAGGGCATATGTCTACCAAATCCTTATACGATATTCTCGGTGTATCCAAAAGCGACTCCTGTACTGCTATCAAAAAAGCATATTTGAAGTTGGCACGTGTCCATCATCCTGATAAAGGTGGTGATCCCGAAAAATTCAAGGAAATTACCAAAGCGAGTGATATTTTATCGGATGAAAAAAAACGAAAAATTTATGATGAGACAGGAATGACGGATGAACAAATGATGGAACGTGGACAAGCTGGAGGAATGCCTGGTGGTTTCCCTTTCCCTGGTGGATTTCCTGGTATGCCTCCTGGTGGATTCCCTTTTGAATTCAATATGAATGATTTGTTTGGAAATATGTTTGGAAATCAACCCGTTGGACCACAACGTGGACCCATTCGTAAACAGAAAAAACCGAACCCAACGGTTCAAACCATCCCCATTACCTTGGAGCAATTTTATATAGGTCATCGGTTTGATATTAATATCAACCGTCAATCATTTTGTACCAGCTGTGAACATACTGGTGCCAAATCCAAAGAAGTGTGTCGCAAATGTAATGGTCAAGGTCAAGTGACACAGGTCATTCAGATGGGACCGATGGCAATGCATACAACGGGACCATGTATCGATTGTCAAGCAAAAGGCGAGCGTATCATTGAAGTATGTGGACCCTGCTCTGGAACAGGATTCATTAACGATTCACGTAAGTTGTCTGTTAATATTACGCCTGGAACCCGTGCCGAAGAAACATTTCAATTCTTTGAAGTATGTTCCGATCATCCTGCGTTTGAGCGCCCAGGCGATGCCCACATCATGCTTCAAGAAGATCCAAACGATCCCGCGTTCAAGTCATTTAAACGTGTTGGTGATCGTTTTCAGCATTTGGAAACTAAGATTACACTTTCTCTTTCTGAGAGCTTAATTGGTTGTATTGTAAAAATAGATAATCATCCAGGATATGATGAGGGTCTATTTGTAAAGATTCCAGCAGGTTCGTTTCAAAATGATATGTATTGTCTTCGCGGGTTTGGTATGCCATTAGCTGGTAATATTGGCACATATGGTGATTTATATATTCGTATTGACGTGGTTGTTTCATCATTGGATCGTAATCGATTCATGACTCAAGCAGCGGATATCCTTACACCTATGTTTACAGATCGTGTACGTGTGACAGAATGTGCGGAGGATGTGATTCAGAAAGATGTGTTTCTTCAATGATAATCATCATCAACATGTGTCCATTGTAGCTCTTTCTTTCCATCAACCTCAATTACAACATACCATGTTGTATCCATTTGATTTGGCCCTTGATAGATCACCCGATCGCCTACTTCCGCGGTCATAAGGAAATTATTCTTTTTTCTTACTTGTTCTTCGTGCGGAGTATCAGTCCAAATTGTAATACTATTCATTGGTGTCTGTTATTTCAGTCACCAATGAATATCATTCAAATTTTTATAAAAAAGTACTCTTACATTGCCTCGCGCATCTTGGCAGCATCAAACTCCGCGCCGCTATTCCACTGAGGAGTCATACCCGCCTTGGCATATCCTGCGCTATCCAACAGCATTGTGGCTCCACCGAATGGAGAATATCCAAGATGGGCGCCGCCCTGAGAGCGACGCTGTGATCGGCGTTGCGAACGACGACGACCGCCCTGCTTCTTCTGCGAGCGACGGCGACTTCCTCCTTGTTTCTTCTGAGAGCGACGACGACCACCCTGCTTCTTCTGCGATTTGCGCTGAGAGCGACGAGTGCGGTGCTTACGCTGCTTACGACGACCTCCTGATTGATCCTTCAAACCAGCTACATCGGAGAAGGCCTTATCTAGGCCTCCAATGTGTGCCGGACCACGCAATGCCATAGGAAGCGCGCTGCCATCAATCGCAGAAAGTGGCGCACCATCTAACGCACCACCATGTTGTCCCACATGATACTTCAAATAATCTCCGCCCTGACCATTCGACATTTTAGATGACCAGTCATCCGCCAGAGAATAGGAAAGAGGCGCACCTGATAACATCGCACCAC